ATGGTTTCAATATTGAGTCCCAAAGGAACCGATACCACATGAAATGAAGCACTTGTTCCCACACTTGCTATGTTAAATGACTTCTCAATATCCCATAGGGATGTATGTTTGTTTCCTTGAACTAACATTATAAAGGGATCTATATTTAAAGACCCATTAACAAAGATCGACCCAACTCTTCTATATGCGACATAACCCGAGGGACCTGCATCGCTTAATAAGTTCGTCGCATTAAGAGCTGTATCAAACCCGGCATCGACAGTTCCATTCGCTTTTGCAATCAAAAAACAATGATAAAATGTATTTATCGTTAAAGGTAAGACCGCACTCGCCATTCCGCCCAAATTATTTCCCTCAGCCCACGCAACGGTTGATTTGACAATTGTCGTAGCAAGAGTATATGCATTCGTAGAAATTGTATCTTTAAAAGTCCCAGGTTCAAAATCAAGATGTGTAGTAGGACTCGCGCCATTATTTACTAACCTACATCCTTGGACTGTGGGAAATAGGGCAAGTGCCTCCCTAATTTCCTTAGATTCTATAGAAAACAATTCCCAGACATCTAAACTTAGGACATATTGAATTTCGACTGTAGAAAGTGCAACTAAATCGCCGCCAGTTAAGTCTCTTACCCCATCGTATTTTTTGAGTGCTTTTACGCCAGTTCCTTGGACATCGATAGTAGAAGCAGCCGTATTTGAATTTACTACCGTAAATCGCGCTCTATATCCATTGACTAATTCTGTAGGAGCTTTTTTTGGAGCTATCACAGAAAGAATATAAGCATCGGCGATCCCGCTATCAACATAAAAATCCCCACTCGCTACATAGTTTGCGACCGATTTAGAGCTTTGGTGACGATCAGCACCACTTAATCCAATGCCAGTATCCTGAATCAGATTTTCGAGTTCGTCGGGAAGGTTATTAAATTCAGAGGCGGTTAATTGGTCACCAGTACTTTTATTTGGAATTTCTTGCATTGGACGCCCTCATACGGTTATTTTGTATTATTTTAACCTTCTTGAAGATTTTTGCAAGAATCTCTCACATAAAATATATCATATCTCTTACATAACTATAGCAAATATCGCACAAAACAAATAAATTAAGGGGTCTTTGACCCAACGTAGAAATTAATATAGAAGATAAGTGAGGCAGCGGAAGTGTAAAAACTTAACTTTAAACTTAAACTTCGCCTTTATAGACAGGTACAATATTGACAGGGACAGGCTTTAACTCATTGAAAAGACATAAAATAAACTGAGCCTCGCTAAGCTCAAATTTAAAAGGAAATGTAACGGGAAAAGCATTGGTAGGTCGTTCAATATCAAGAAAGTGGACAATCATAGTAAATTTAGCTTCTTTGATACTTCCGAATAAGAAAAAGGGGAAGGTCATCGGAAAGAAATCACCTACATCAGCTCCATTCAAAATTTCAACTCTCACTCCAAAGAACGCGGCTAATGCAACAAAGTCTGGAGCTGAAGTTAGGTTCATCAGCGCTAATTTAGCAATAACTTGTTTTCGTCGGAGTTCAATAGATGCATCTGTGGTTTTAAAACATTCATCAGGAATGCCCAGCGCATTTTCCCATTCCACGATCAAATTACTCGTCTCGGCAATATAATATTCATCTGCCAGTTCCTCTAATTTTCCTTCAACGCGTCCTAATTCTAAGGTAAAGGATTGTAAGAGTCGGCGCAGATTAGACCCTCCGATATTTTTAGCGCGGAATAGTGGCCCTCCCGGCATATAATTGGCCAGAGACTGTGTATTGCGTGCACTGCTATTTTCTACAAAGCTGCGTTGTTTATCAACTAGCTGCATGAGACTCCCTTAGATGAGCGGCATTCTGTACTAAGTAAAAACAACGCACAAACATACAATAACTGGTAGTCGATCCAAATGACATTTTTTTGATGCCACCATGAAGGTACGGCCAATTATCCTGTGGGAAAAGCATTGTAATACCTCCCTCTGGCAATGTAAGCATTTTTTGTGCCCATCCAGGATACACAAATCCATCGCGGGTTATCACGGCAAGGGGTGGTGGTGTAATGTCCTGTTGTATCACTGGCTCGGCTTGAACTCCTTTAGTCAGTGCATTTGGAGGCGGAGGAGGTGCAGCAGGGTTTAAAGCAATTTGACAATAGAAAGGATGCATTGGTTCATTTGGGGTTAAAGTTTGAGAAACCACAAACCAATTATACTGACATCCGCGATGCCATTGACCATCTATACCTTGAGCGCTATAAGCATAGGCGCTCACACTAATACATGCTAGGGTAACTCCAAGTAACAATGGAAGAATATTCAAAAACAATTTTTTCATAGCGTATCTCCTAGGTTATGTTCCAATTAACGGAACCAAAAATGGCTAACTCACCATCTAACACACTAATATCTCCAATTGGGCTTGTCAAGGTGAATGTTTTAACAAATTCACTACTTTCTGGATTAATCGTTTGAATTATGATTGCCCGATATGAATCTTCAAGAACAGATTCGCTTACATTAGGAACATCGCGAAAAAATTCCTCCAAATTGCCTTTAATTGCATCCCGCATGGCCTGTGTATCGGGGACGAGGCCGGTAAATACAAAATCCACTGAAACAGGGGTAGGAGCAAAGACATGTACATCGACGTCCCTCATCGGAACACATTTGATTTTAAGGATTTCTGTCTTTACCTCATCTATGATGTGAGCGGGGGGAATGACACTCGCTTCACCATCTTGAACGACATATGTTTCACTCTCTCCCGCTATAGGAGTGGCATCAAACGTCCAGACCCGTGTGATATTGGCTACGCGCTTAGCAGCTCGTTCTACATCTGCATTATTAAAATTTGAAATAGGATGGGCGTAGAGATTTATAACTGCGGTTTGATACGCTGCAGTAGTTTCAGTATCGGTGCCCCCTACGAGACCGGTAAACTGGACGGCTGCATCGTTATCTACTCCCGCAATTGGAATATTTAAGCTTAAGATCGCGCCGCTGATCAGATTCTTATCTCCTCCCGCCTCAACGGACCGGACTTCTGTGTTTCCAATCGTCGACGTTGCAGTAATACTTCCTGTAGCCGGCGTTGTAGGGGTCCCTGTGAGTTCATAGGTAAGTTCATCTTCACCAGTTGCAGTTATTACAAAGGTCCCATTGTAATCAGTCTCAATTGCACCTGCTACCGTCATACTTACACCCGTGGCCAGGTTATGATTTGTACTGAAAACTGCAGTTGCTGTAGAACCACTTCGGCTTAGTGAGGCAACATTATATAGGACGGTCTGAATGGTTACCGCTTGGTTTATGACACTATACTGCACTCCGGTTGAAGTTTGGAAGATAGTGGCAATCGGAATCGTGCTTCCAATAACCCCGGTAGCTGTAATAAATCCTACGGCAGCCGTTGCAGCGTCAACATCTCGGCCTTTGAATAAACCAAAACGTCTAATAAAATCCAACACCGTCGCAGTATCTGGAAATAATTCGTCTTGAGATTGTTCTTGTTGCTTATACACATCGAATAAGCGTCCCGCAATTGCGATTGCAATAGCTCGAATTGCCGATGCTTTTAAAAAAGGATTAAGTTCTGGTAACTCATTCTGAATATCAGTCAGAATCCGGTCAGCTACTTCTTGTTTGTTTTCAGGATAAACTATTGTCATATCAAGATCCTAATTGAATAATTCTTCAAAAGTATTTTGCCATAGTTTAAAGCCTATTGAAAATACAATGTCTTGGCCACGTATGAGGTCAACATGTAGTAAAAGCGCTTTAGTTTGATCATAGGCAGTCCTAACTTGAACCTTATCGAGATAATTGTCATCAATAAACCATTGTAAACCATTGTTTGAAAAAGTAATTGCATTGTTTAATGTGAGTTGTGTGGTGCGTGCTTGATTGAGTAACCATAATTTAGAACCAATTTCAAATTCTCCAAATCCAGCAGCTTCATTGCCCCACCATCCACGTCGTTTCTCTGGCGCGGGGATTTCACTAACCGAAGCCCTACGCTCAGCCATAAGTGAAATTTTAAGAGCTGTTGCAAAACCTTGGGTAGTTTTAAGATCACTATTTTCAAAATCGATATCGAAATAGGTTCGTTCATTTTGTTCTAATGTAATATCTACAAAACTCATAGTTATACCAATTTATAGTGAAGTATTAATGCCTGCGCTTGTTATAGTGCCTACCTCAGGAGTTCCACCGATGATTGTTGTAACATTATCACCTAGACGCGCGATTTGAGCACCGCCCACACCTAAATTCACTTGAGTTGCATCTACATCAACGTTTCCAGAAGCGGTTAGCTTAACATCTCCTGCAATCGTAACCTCCATATCATCTGCACCGGTTAATAAAACCTTCTTAGCGCTCACTATCTCTATTGTACCATCCTCATGAAATTTGATATAGCTCTGTGAGGTGGGATTCCCCACCACTACTTCCCCAGCTTTCAGTGGTTTGAATCTATTTTGCTGTGAAAACGCAAATCCCACTTTGTTTTCCTCTTGTGCTAGAACATTCCAATGAACAACCTTCGCCTTTAGGGGAGGGTTAGAACAAAGTCCATAGGGGCTAATGCGCGCTGCATTGGCAGTACGGCCCATATAGGATATTTGCATAATGGGATAATCCGTTGTATCAGTCGAAACTGCACTCACGACCCCGTAGGTAATCAAATTCATAACTTTAGCTAAAAGCCATTTCATTCCACTATCTCCGGGTCTTTAAAGTAAAGGTCGCTTTCGGGTTGATCTTTTTTGTCTTTCTCTGGTTTATTAACCTGCAGCGTAAACGAATCGCGAGTGACGAGCTGTAAGCTCGTGGTCGCACCACTCTCATTCGTTAGGCTGTAGGTTATACTGCTAATCAGTAAAGTAGAGTTAATATCCGCTCCTTTACCAAGATTTAAATTGCTTTCTTTGTCAATTACACGTACTAAAAGATTGGGTTCCCAGATACGATCATCGGACAGCGGCTTAAATCCTTGAACAAGGCACGTATAGCTAAAACCTTGTGCCCGTCTAAAGTTTGCTTCCCATTGTGCCCTTTTAAGTAATTCACCACTTACCATCGTAGAATGTCCCGATTGGAAAGTATATACACGGGTAGCGCGAATAGATTTATCTATTGCAATCGCTTGTCTATCCACACTTTCAGAAGTTTTACTTTCAAAGAAAACCGCAGAACTATCGTTATCCTGATTCTTGCAGACATATGCATTAAAGCGTTTGGTCGTATCCAGATGAAAGGTTCTATTTATAATCGTAGCAGCAGCTCCCGGCTCCGTTGATAAAACGGTTTCAAGGATAGTAGTTCCGCTTCTTGTGAATACAAGATCTCCATTTCCATTGGTAGTCAGCAAGAGTTGCCTTTTTTTAGCATATTTTTCTAGATATTCAAAAGCGGTGGTGCCGATCTCAATCGTAGCTCGATCATTGAATGGCGCAGGATTGACATTATCTACGATTTTGATATTTGTAATCTTCAGCTTTTTTAAGATGAGTTCCGCTAATTCTTTAAGAGTAAATGACGCATTTAGAGAAATATCATTGCCTAGCGTACTATCAATTAAGTCAGCCGTTTTGTCACGGCCTACAATCGTTATATCATCAGTTGCGCTATCTAATGTGCCGCTTATTTGTTCTACAAAACCAGTTAAAACCCGGGTTCCGTTAATGCTAATAACGCATTCTTGGCCTACTTTGATAGGGAAATCCTCAGAACCCGTACCAGATGAAATAAAGGAAAAACTACCGCTAAGTGTTTCCAAAGAACGTTTGACTGTCATACTTTTAAAGAAAGTATATTCAACCCCATCGATTTCAATCGTAATGTTATTCACGACTCTAATACCTTTACAATCCCTTCAATAAACGCTGGATTAAAATTGTTATTGAGTCCTAATAATGCATCATAGTCGTCTGTACTCCCTGTGTACTGATAGGATAAAATGCTGACGGGAACTTCATTCGTAGTAACTTCAAGCACTTTATTGACTACCAATCGTTCTTGTTCAAAGAATTTACGGCTTTCAGTGCGAATTGCGGCTAATTTATCCAACAGTTCGTTAGAAAAGTCCGCCGTTGATGATGAAAGTAAACCTTCATAGGTAGCGCTTACCAGATCTGCAGTTTCATCCAACTCTTCACTATCTAAATAATCTATATCTTTAGCAGAATCTACCATGTTCATGAAAGATAATGCATTTACGGCTCCATTAATGAATTTAGCATTACTGGTTCGTGCTTCTGATTTTTCACTCGGGAAGGTCACAAAGCGGTCAATCGTTCCAAAATCAACGAGACCCGCGCTAGCAGTAAACCTGGTTTGGCCGTCGGCAGACAATCCGTCGAAAGTTGAAATTAGATCAGAAACGTTTCCTCCAATATTGCCATCGGGACCTGCAATTTTAAAGACATTATCTGCAAAGTTGCTATTGGTATTGCGAAATTCTGTATTGTTCAAATCCAAAGAACTTACAGTAGTCCCGATTAGATTTAAGGTATCCGAGAGATCTGATAATTTTTGGCCTGCAGCGGCTATATTACGAGCAAACTTTGCGATATATTGACCATTTAGGTCGTTTTTAATGAAGTCATATAATTCTTGGTACAAATTCGCAATAATTGTATTACTATTGTCATTTGCTTGAGGTGTTATGCCGTCATTAGTTTCGGCAAATTGCATACTATAGTCGGCTATATTGATCTTTTGTAACCGTTCATTTACGGTAAAGCCTGTGCATGCTGCGCTGATATTTCCTAAGAAGGGATGGACTAAAACTCCAATTCCAGGCGTAGTTAAAGCAGTCTCTAATGCTTTTTTAGCATCTGCATAAAAGAACCCAGTAATAATGCCACGTATGTCAAACCTACGCGGGCTATTGCCCAAATCTTCAACTTTCCGAAAGTCCTTGTTAGGATAGTCATGAATAACCGTTTTCCTGCCGCCATGTACACTTGCACCTTGAAAGAAAAATTCGGCGCCTCGAAATGACGCTGGATATGTTAGATCAAGTGCAAATGACATATTAACTCCTTGCCAGTACCATATTCGTACCCACATTGACTGACATTTTGTCGCCGCCGGTGTGTCCAAACGCGGTTTTAATGAAACCACCCGGATCATTCAGATTGACATCTAAGGTCGAATGAACCTTCTGCATTGGCGCAGCTGCGCTGCCAGTATGTGCTGCACTTGTGTTTGCGACCATCTCTGCTTTGACTTGGACAGTTTTATGATGTAATTTATTCCACACCCATTCAATTGCATCGGCAAATTTCATAAATTCTCTTACTGCAAATTGAATTGGCACCACGAATTCGTCCGTAAGCGCTATGGTAATCGAATCGATTATTGTACGTACTAATTTGAACTTGTTATACGCCCAGGCAAGCGCCATTCCGAGGCTGATGAGGACTCCAACGGGACCCAGTACACTACGCCATAGAAAACCGAAACTCGTTGCTAACGCTTCATTTGCGACGGCTACAAGGGGAATTTTGATTCCCAGCAAGGACATTACTATTAAAAGCTTTCCAAGTGTCATTAGTAACGGGCCGGCAGCAATAACAGCGCCCATTATTACCCCAATCCAATGTCTTACACCGTCAGATGAATCATTAATATGTGCAAGAAATTTCGTTAAACCTCCCATTATTGACATTAAGGATGGTTGGACAGCCTCAACTAACTTAATTTGCAGAACATCAAAAGCAGATTTTAATCTCAAAGTTGAACCTACGAGCCCCCTCATTTGCGCTTTTCCTATACGTTCAGCGATATTGCCAGTATGCTCAAGTGTTTTTCTAAGCTTGATAAGTGCATTAACATGCATGACTAAACTTTCAAGAGCAGGGCCTCCTCTAAGCCCCATAAATTCCAATGCTCCCGCCGTGGTTAAACCAGCTTTTTTCAATTGTTCTATAATAACGATAGGTGATTTAAGTTTACCACTCACATAATGAAGTGATAATCCAACTTTTTTCAAACCTTTGGCAAATGAAGCAGATGGATGTACAATTGCTGCCATTACTTTTCTAAGACTTGTACCCGCCCTTGTTGCTTGCATTCCTGTATTACCTAATATTCCAAACATGGCGGCGGCGTCCTTAAAGCTAACCCCGGACGTTTTTAGAATCGTACCAGCCATTTTAAATGATTCACCTAACATTTCTAAATTAACATTTGTTGATGTAAATGCTTTTACTAAAACATTATTAACTTCTCCCATGTCTTTTGCTTTCATGTTATATGCTGACATCACATGAACGGCAATATTAGCAGCAGCTCCCATATCAAGCTGTGCTGATGAGGCTAGTTGTAATACATGAGGTAGCAACGCCAAAATCCCATGGGTTTTCTGGCCAGCACGCCCCAAGAACATTTCAGCATTAGCAACCTGGGTCGCAGTAAATTGTGTAGTTGCCCCCATATGAATCGCCGCATCATGGAGCTGTTTAAACTGAGCAGCTGTTGAATCAGTATCCGCTGCTACCATATTCATTGCTTTTTGAAAGGCTAAGGCAGTACGAATTGCCAAAGTTCCAAATAGAGTTAATGGAACGCCAGCCTTCAATGAAAGATTTCGGCCAAACTTGCCCATTGTTTCACCGACGCGTTTGAAGTTTGCATTAAATCGGTTTATTTTCTGAGATAGGGCGGTTACTTCTCGACCAATTTTGCGAGAAACTCTCGAGAATTTATCAATCGCTTCAATGTTATACGTAATGCTAAAAGACATTTTTCTGTAACCTCAGCCATTTGAGGCTCTGTTTTCATCTTCAGATAGCCTAGCAGAAAACTTAGTAAATTGATAGATTTTAGCAAGCGACATGTTGCTAAACTCAGTATATGTAATGCCGCCTTTGTAGAATCGAATCAATCGTGCAATTAGAAGCTCCTTATCCTCTACGCTAGATTCATCCATGATGGTAATGTAAAATTTGCGATATATTCTCCTAATAGTCGCTCTTTGTCCGCTAAGCTTAGCTCATTCAATAA